TAAGCCATGATGCAGAGTGGGCATCTTGCCCCCAATTTATAAAATGCAAAGCTGTCGTAATGTTCGCATCTTCGGGTATGCCTCTTATTTTAGCAATTGGTTTTTCATTTCCACGAAACTATGAATTGTTTTCTATAATGGCGGGTGTTCGAGGAAATGAAGAACCAATTGCTAAAATAAGAGGCATACCCGAAGATGCGAACATTACGACAGCTTTGCATTTTATAAATTGGGGGGCAAGATGCCCACTCTGCATCATGGCTTAGCTCAGTAGAAATAAGTGAAAAGTTAATCGGCGAATTTAATAAAACTTCAGAATCTTTTGAATATGAATTTTTTGGATATCTTTTTGGTAATGGTTGGAGTCTTGAATACAGAAACGAATGGCCTGAATTTTTGCAGGATTACAGACTTATATTTTGGTTTGATAATTAAGAGGAAAAGTTAATGAAAAATAAAAAATGTTGTAATTGTGGGAGCGAAGGATCTGTTCCACTGTGTATTAGGTGTCCGGATTGTAGAACACCAAAAGATTTACTTTTGCACGATAACTCCCAAAAGTTATTAAATTATCTCAAAATTGTTTTAGGATATGAATTTCTTTTAGAACACGAAGGGACCCCGCATGTGTGTGCAAGTATTACTAGATTAAGGAATAGAGCAGATAATTTAATAAATGAAATTGAAAGAAAATAAAAGAGTTGACAAAGAAATCATGATTAAAGTAAATCAACATCGAAGGATACGAGGGTTTCATGACTAATGAGAAATACGAGGTGATAACTAATGGCTAAAAAAGAAAAACAAAAACTAGTCCCCGTTCAAGTAAGACTTGAAGAGGAAGTTTATATTGAGGCAAAAACCGCCTTAGTTGCTCGCAGGGAATCGTGGCAAACAGTGTTGACCAAATTAATAAAACGGGAGTTTAAAATCAAATGAATTTCGATAAAGATTATATAGTTCCTGGCGTTCTCGTTTCAATATTAGTAGCGTCAATAGTTTTAGTGATTATGGCGGCTATTTATTCTACAAAAGAAAATATGAGATTAATTAATTTGTGTATTGCCGACGGTCGAAAAGAATACGAATGCAAAGCTATGTTTAAAAGTGGCGGCGGTGGTGTACAAACTATTCCTATATATAGGAGATATTAAAATGAGCATAGAAAAAAGAGGCAAGAAATTTGTAGTAACAGATAAATCAGGCAAAAAAGTTTTGGGAAGGCACGACACTAGAGGCGAGGCTCAAAAACAATTGGCTGCTATTGAGATTTCTAAGAAAAAGAGGGGTAAATAGGTGCTCTTAAAAATTGAAATATCCGAGCGAGATTTGAAAGATCTAATTGTGAAAGAGTTTAAAGAAAAACTAGGGAATGTTGAATTCACTGAATCTAATGTGGTGATTTTAGTTAAATCAAAACAAAATTATAAAGCAGAATGGGAAGCGGCAAATTTTAAAGCTAGTTTAGAAATTTTTACGATAAATTAAAAGAGGTAAAAATAGATGAATAGCCCACCCATAAAATATCATTGTAGTAGAAACGCAGATAGCGTTTTGTCGTTTATGATGCGTTGGCGCGGAGAGGGGTGGGCAATGGAGCTATTGCAAACTTTTAATGTTGGCGAAGAAACGTATTGGGAAGTTTTATTAGTTAAAAAGGAGTGATAAGTGGCGTATAAATCTGGTAAGCATTCTAAAAGTGAAAAGAAAAAGTTTCCTAAAACATTAAAGTATAAGAAAAAGAGATTAAGGAAAATGAAGAAAAAATCTCGAAAAAGGAACAGATAAATGAATTTATTGGATATAGTATCGACCGCGAGAACCACGATAGAAGAATCAAAAACACTAGAATGGTGTGAAGAATGTTCAAAATGGGAACAACAAGGATCGCTAACATTTTGTAGTTTAAAAAAAGCTAGAAGATTACTTCAGGGAGATCCTGAGCCGAGAAATCTTCTCTCCGAAAAACCAAAACCATGGAAAGAAGTTTAAAATGGCAGAAATACAAAGAGAAGATCATTTTGAAATATTATCAAAATTTGTTTATAAAGAAGGTCAATTTGGTTTTATGATAAAAAATCTTCCCAATAGCTGTGAAGAAGAATGCGCGATATTGGCTTTAATAAGTAGTTATGAATTTTTAGAAACTTTTGCAAAAGAGCATTTTACATATGGCGATCTTACTTTTTCTGAATTTATAGAAAAATTAAAAATACATATTAATTATACTAAAGAGGATATTTTTAGCGTTGACAACCCAGAAGGTTTAGAAAAATATAATAAAATTCTTAAAAGGAAACGGGAAGATGTATAGTTGCATTAATGAAAAAGAGGATTGCCAAAAAGTCAAAATCCAATTTGACAGTTGTTATATATGTGAAAAGGTGTGGGAAAAAACAATAGAAATAGCAATTTACGAACAAAACCCACACACGCCCAGTATTTATAAAAAGGCTGAAGAAAAATTTATAGAGATATATGAAGCTAGATTTTCAGACATGAATTATTCATTTAACATTCAGTTAATATCTAAAATTTTCGTCCACTATGATTTTGGACAAAGTAATTATTGGGAATTCGAATTTAAAGTTTTTAAAAGGTAGTAAAAGACGAGTTATGAAAATAGTTAAGCGATCCGACTATGGTTATGATGAAAATTTCAATTTTGTTCACATTGAAAGTGGAAAAAAACTAGAGGAACGGGTTTATATGGTATCTGATAAAGAATATGAATCGTTATTGGCTCACGTAGAAAAGATAATTAAAGAGGTAAAAGATGTATTGTAAAAATGTCGAAGCTTTAGTTGAAAAATTAGATCCCAAATTAAAAAAAGAAATTTCTGATTTTCCTCTTAAATATAGTGGGCGCTACACTCGTAAAAATGAATTAACTTTAGCGAAGCTCCTTAAATCGAATATCCCTGTTGCGCGAATTGCGAAGCTAATAGATAGGGGTTCGGCAGGTATTTATAGTAAATTTAAGAGACAAGGTTTTGCTACACTTACAAGAACCGAGTGTAATTATTTTAATGTAAAAATGAGTGTGGATAATATATGGCTATAAATTTTAATGGGGGTGGGCAATGAACCCCATCAAATGGGGCTTAGGTCTAGAGCAAATGGCTTTAAAGGAGTGTAATATGACAAAATTTGAAGAGAAGGTAGATCACCCCAGCCACTATAATACTGGTAAAATTGAAGTGATAGATTATATCGAAGATAAAAAACTTGGTTTTCATTTGGGCAATGCTGTTAAATATATTTCTCGATCAGGTAAAAAAGATTTTAGTAAACGTAAAGAAGATATTGAAAAAGCTATTTGGTATTTAAAACGATATCTTGAGTTAAAAGAGAAATAGCGTGTCTTTAAAATTATGTTTAAGATGCCTTAAAACTTTTAGGCCAAAAACGAAAGAATTTTTTATGTGCATCTCTTGTAATAAGGTGCTAAAGAAACCTAAAATAGGAATTACTCCTCCTAATAAAGGGGACGACTATAAAGCGCTACTAAATTTTTGGGGTAATTTAAAATAGTTTTGTTCACCACCCAAACCCCTACACCGCGATTTTGCCCAACCCAATAGACAAAGTCGAGGTGTAGGGGTCCCTAATTACAACTCAACAATGTAACAGGAAGGGATGTGGCCATAGATGAGTGGCGAAATGTAGGATTTATTGTAGAATAGGAGTTATGAAATTACTTATAGCGCCTCACAGACCTAATTTCCTCTATACCACTATTAAAAACATCATTAAATACATTTCTAAATTTGCACTTACAGCGACACTCACGGCTCAAATATTTAAGCCACACCAAGCGTTTCCAAATTTCAAATTCGCGAGCCTTTTTACTAGTGAGGGGATACTTCTCAAAGAAAGGGACTATGATTTCCCAGAGATCGGAAATCTTAGTGATACTAAAAGTGATTACGGAATTCCTCCCGCTTTTTGTGCGATCTTTTTTAACGATTGTCCCGCAGTTAAGTTCCTTTGCTATTCTTTTCACAACGTGGGAATCGTCATCTCTGAGACCTATCTCGATGGCGAGGCGATAACGACTCCCTACTCGCCCAACATAAAAGTGGCCTTCGCCATCGAAAAAACCGCTAAACCAAAAACCAAAATCATCCGGGATGCTACTAACTCCAAAATCATCCGGGAGGCTACTAACTCCAAATGTATCGGATACATCAAGGGTTTTTTTGTTCACTAGGTAAAATTTTACCCTTAATTATCATAGGGGTGGGCACAAAAGGTTTTTACTCATCCACATTTTTTTTAAAAAGCTCTATATAATATAGGGAGATGACACATAAAAAACTGACAAAAATCCCCAAAAGTGTTGATATTTTAGGGCTTAAGATCCCCATAACCATGTGTAGCGATATGGTCGATGCAGGGCAATACCTAGGCATGGAAAAACTTATAAAGCTCAACCTCGGCCAACCTCGTGAGGATTTTGAGCCCACCCTATTACACGAAATGGGCCACGCCGCGTTGGCGAGGGTAGAAGTTACCTTCCTTACAGAAAATGAAGAGGACATAATTGTTGAAAACATTATGAAAGTAGTGATTGAAAATTATAATTTGACACCCAAGAATCGGAAATGTTTTAGTTTCCGGAAATGATCTTCACTCAGACTTCAAAAAGTAAAAAATCCTCGAAAGGTAGTCCATACCTTTTTTATAATTTTGGAATTCCCGCAGGATTTGCCGCCAATGGTTTTAACACCTGCCCTTCAAAAGGACTTTGTGCCAGGGGGTGTTATGCAAATCAAGGTTTCTATGTAATGAAAGGCGCTAAAAAAAGATTAGAAGATAGTCTCGCCGCCATTAAAAAAACTTTTTATTTTATTAAGGAAACAAATAAAGCTCTTAAACTAATAGAAAAAGAACTAGCATTTTTTATAAAAAACCTTAGTTCCCAAAAAGAAGTTGCTATTAGAATTCATGACTCGGGGGATTTTTATTCGGAAGAATATATTTTAGCTTGGTTTACCATTATCGCTTTAAATCTTCGCATTCAATTCTACGCCTACACCAAACGGGTGGAAATTTTTAAACCCCTCGCAAAACATTTTGCAATTCCTGAAAATTTTAAAATCATCTACTCTTATGGCGGGAAATTTGATGCTTTGATTAACCCAGATGTAGATAGGCACGCTTGCGTTTTTGAAAAAGGAACTGATATCGAGGCTCAGGGTTATGCAGATGCGTCGGATGACAACTCGGTAGCTTTTTTATCTAAAAATAATAGGATTGGTTTAAGATATCACGGTAATCAATTTGGAAAAGAGTGGGAGACGGGGGCAAAATGAAAATCCTTGAACAATATTGTGAAGCTCAGGTTGCTGAAACCAATACTCTCTTTATTACCGACAGAAAAATGAAGGCAATTAGAAGAGAATCTGCTCTTATTGATGCTCTAGAAAAAGTCAAAATAAGATTTGAAATTTTAAAAGGTAGAATGGCGGTTTGTGGGGGCGGCGAAACGCATGAATTATCTATTTGGGAACTGGGCGGTTGGATTGAAGAAATGGAAATGGTTTTGGAAGAAGGTTTAAAGTGAAACTTAAAAACCCATTTTGGAAAAAACCTAAAGCCACCCCTAATGAAGTCCAAAGTTTATTAGAAGACGCGAACATAGCTTTTTCGGCGCTCCCTATGTGGGCGCAAGAACATTTACAAAATGGCGGATCTACTGAAGAGATAATTCACTTATCTAAAATGCCCGCAAGAGAACGGAAAATTAAATTAAAATCAGTAAAGAGATTCTTAAAAAAAGAAAAAAAACTATTGCGCAAGAACAAGAAGCACTACGGGTTCCCGGGTTCATAAGTGAGCTTTTCCCGTATCAAAACGAAGGCGCCGAGTTTTTAGTTAAAAAAAATTTGGCACTACTCGCAGATGAGATGGGCTTAGGGAAATCCGCGCAATGCATTAGAGCTTCCGATATACTTAATAATACTAAAATACTAATTATATGCCCCACCACAGCACAAATAAAATGGACGCGGGAATTTATAAAATTTTCTATTTTCTCCCACGATTTCCACATCATAAAGGATAAAAAGGATAGTGGGGGTGTAGAAGATGTGGGGGGTGGGCATAAAAACATAATATGCGGGTATGGGCTACTACAGAGTTTTTATAATAACTTAATAAAAAAAAGTGAAAATTCTGCTTGCCTTAAGAAGGGTTTTTGGGATTTGATAATTGTCGATGAGGCACACTGCTTAAAGAATTTTGAAGCGAAAAGAACAAGAGCCGTTCTAGGAAAAAAAGGTTTAATTCGTGGAACAAGGAAGTTATGGTTTGTTACTGGAACCCCTGCCCCTAACAATGCTTCAGAGTTGTGGCCAATGCTGTTCACTGTGGGAAGAACAAATCTTAATTTCAATAATTTTGTTGAGCGTTATTGCACTTATATTGATTCGGGGTATGGTCGGCAAATAACCGGAACAAATGAAGAGATGACCCCCCAAATTCGGGAAATGTTAAAAGGTTTTATTTTACGGCGCAGGAAAAAAGAAGTAATGAAAGATTTGCCAGAACTAATTTATAAAGATGTATTTGTCGAACCCGGCAAGATTGATATAGAAATTGATCGGGAATTAGTAAATTACATTATCCCTTATGATAAAACAGAAGATTATTTAGAAGAAGTGGAAGACCAAGAAGATCTTCTCTTTAAATTGTGGGAGAATTTATTAGGTGATAGCGGTAATAAGTTTTGTGAAGGGCTTGCATTACTATCCTCCTCAGTGCCCACCCTTAGGAAACATATTGGAAAACAAAAAGTTGAACCCATTGTAAAACTAGTAAAAAAAGAATTAGAAGAAGGGGTTTATAATAAAGTTGTAATTTTCGCAATTCACAGGGAAGTGATTCGCACTTTGGCGAGAGATTTAGAAGCTTACAATCCTTGTGTCGTGCATGGTCAAACTCATGTCGAGGGGCGACAAAGAGAAATCGATAGTTTCCAAAATGATCCAACTTGTCAGATCTTTATTGGAAATATTATGGCGGCGGGAACTGCTATCGAGCTTACAGCGGCTCATAACATTATATTTTTAGAACAAGATTGGGTTCCAGGCAATAACGCGCAAGCAGTAATGCGGTGTCATAGAATTGGCCAAACGCATCCAGTTCTTTGTAGATTTATAGGAATTGAAAATACTATTGACGAACGGATCTCAAGTGTTTTAAACAGGAAAACCCAAGAGTTAATAAAGATTTTTGATAGCGGAGAAATAATTTAATAGCTATAACCTTAATAACTGTAAATGAAAGAGAGACAAATATTATGAGTGATCAACTAGAAACGGGAGTTGGAAGCGGAAATGGCGAAGCAGCAGATAGAAATTTTGATGGATCAGATATTTTTGATCCCACGCCTGAAGTGAATCCTGCGCCACTAAACACGCCCGCCAATCCTGTGCTACCAAACACTAGCCAAACACCTTTACCGGATGTAACTGAAACTCCGCTATTTCCTCCCGCAGCGGCGGTAAAAGCAAAAACCGCACCCGTTCCAGAACTACACCCACACCTAAAAGTTTTAGACGATATAATTTGGCTTATAGGTCACGAAAACACTGTGGATGGCGTTTTAGATATTCATAGCCGAAAAGCTGTTAACAGTTTAAAAGAAGCTCGGCATTTTTTACATTTAGGACTTAAATAAGTTTACACTCCCAAGCCCACCCCCAGCCTCCTCTTTCCGATCACCAAAGTTGCACACTATGGGACTGGAAAAAGGGGAAGGGGTGGGCTATTTAGTTAAACAATTAAATAGAGAAAAGGATTTTAAAATGCAACTAGTTATTCATGGAAAAGATGCAGCAGAATTAAAAGAAAATTTATATAACGCCGCCGTGGCATTTGGGGCAACTGTTGATCCTGATCAAATAGATTTACCACTTACACCCCCCGCAGCTTTAGTGCCCACCCCTACAACTTCTACACTTCCCCCCACTCCTAAAGAGGAGGACGATAATAATGCGCAAGAGCCTACTGAAAAAGGAAAAATTGAGACTGAAACACAAGAAGAAATGGAAACAGATCCTTTTGCTGAGACCAAAGTTGCAAAAAAAGCGGGAAGACCAAAAGGCGCGACGAATAAGAAAACTCCAAAGCCCGCTGCCGCCCCTAAAAAAGGAAAAACCGTAACAGCGGCAACAGCGGTAATAGAAACTGAAACTGAAACTGAAGCTCCGGTAACTATGAAAACATGCCAAGACCTATTGAGAGAAGTAAATGCAAAATGTGGGATGCCTAAATGTCGGACAATCCTAGGACTTTATGATGCGGGTAGAGTTCGAGATCTTGCAAAAGGTGATTATGTGGGATTTGCGGGTGCTTGTGAACAAGCTTTAGGGGAATAAAAAAATGCCAACCGAAAAAAGTATTTATGATTTAGATATTCTTGAATATGTAATTATTGAGGATAGTTTATTAATAAGGCGGGTTCCTGGGGGTTGGGTATTTACTGAAATAGGGGGTGAAATTATTAGTTCTGTTTTTGTTCCTTATATTAATTCTTCTCCCTTACTAAATATGGAGCCAAGGAGTACATAATGACAGAAATAGCACACTCAATAATTGGCGCAAGCTCGATGAGTCGTTGGAAAAAAGATGCCTGCCCTGGCTCGGTTAATTTATCTAAAGGAATCCCTAATAAATCTTCTAGTTATGCCTTAGAGGGAACCCTAGCACATGAAGCCGCCGCCGCAATTTGGCAGGGGCAAGCAGTTCCCGATGCTGTTACTGAGGAGATGTTAGAAGCTGTTGAAGTTTATTTAAATGTTTTGCGAGAAGATTGTAAGGATTTAAATTATGAAGAGGTTCTAATAGAGCATCGATTTGATTTATCTCAAGTGCATCCCGGATGTTTTGGAACTGCAGATGCCGTTGCTTTTTTTCCTAAAGAAAAACTCTTAAGAGTTTATGATTATAAACATGGGAAAGGAGTTCCCGTTGAAGTAGTAAATAATGATCAAGGGATGTATTACGGGTTAGGTGCTCTTTTATCTTTAGGCATTGTAGGGTGTGAAGAAGTTGAAATTATTATTGTACAACCCCGGTGCCCACACTCCGATGGTCCGGTTCGTCGTTGGCGTAGATCCGCAATGCAGATGCTAGAATTTGCCGCCGACTTGAAAGAGAGTGCAGAACTAACTGAAGATCCTAATGCACCGTTAAAGGCAGGTAAACACTGTCGATGGTGTCCCGCCGCAGGGAAATGTCCTGAAATTCAAAACAAAGCGGTCAATATTGCGAAAACCGAATTCGCCCCAGAAGAGGACTATATCCCCATGGAGTTGGGCGAGTGTATGGATTGGCTAGATACACTTAAAGCTTGGATCGAGCATGTGAGGCAATTCGCTTATCGCGAGGCTCAACATGGAAGACCCCCTACCGGATATAAATTAGTAAAAAAACGTATGCACCGGAAATGGCGAGATACTGCCACATTAGAGGATTTTTTTAAGCAAGCTTTTAGGGTTCCCATTAATCAACTGTATGATCAAAAACTAAAAACCCCAACCCAAGTAGAAAAACTTTTGGATAAAAAAGGCGTGAAATTTTTAGAAACAGAAATAACATGTATAACAGATGGGACCACTTTAGTGCCTAGCTTCGATTCGAGAGAAGAAGTTGAAAGTGCTGAAGAAGATTTTGAGATGTTTACTTGAAAGGAGAAAATAAATTGACACTGGCGAGATCAAAACTGTGGAAAGGTTATGCTTACTGTCCTGACACAGGCGATCTTTTAAGAGAATTTTCAGGTGTGGGTATTAGAAAGGGTAAAGTGGGGGCGGTTAACGGTCACGGGTATTTAACTTTTGGCCACAAATATAAGAACTACAGTGTTGGTGTTGTTTCTTTTGAAATTTATCATAATAAGAAGGTACCCAAAGGTAAATTAGTTGATCACCGGGATGGTGATAAAACAAATAATAAAATTTTAAATTTAAGAGCTGTAACTTACAGAGTAAATAACCAGAATAAGAAAACACATAGAAACGGTAGATTAGTGGGTTGTTATTTTGATAATCAATATCTAAAATACAGAGCCAGAATTAGTATAAAAGGAAAGAGTAAACATTTGGGTTTATTCGAAACTGAGCTGGAAGGGCATTTAGCTTACCTGAAAGCTTTTAAGGAGTTAAAAGAATGAGTTTAGAAACTTTAAAAAATGTAAAATCAGTAGGCGGATTTCCTGTTGTTATAATGGACGACTTGAAAGAGTTATATCCAGAAAAATTTAATGAATCAGGAGCAATGGACTATTCTTGGTTTGAAAAAGATATCCGACCCCGCAATTTTATTTATGTAAGGCACGATGTAAATTCCCTATCTTTTACACTTCAAAATGGACCCATAAAAGAAAACGGAATTAATGGTTGCCAGGTAGATACTATCATCGAGGCTGCAAAACACATCATAAGTGGTCTTAACGAGCAGTATCCTTGTATCGAGAACACATTAGCTGTTTCAGGTCTTAATGTTGCAATCTCTGCCCTAGCTTTAAAAAAAAGAGATAGGGAAGCACGAGGCGTTGAAGGAACAAATAACCAATAGGAGATTAATTATGAAATGGGAATACAGAGACTACTTAGTAGGTGCGATTTTATTTGGCACTTTGTTGTTATTAGACTCAGTAGCGATTAAATATTTATTTTTTTAAAAAACGAAAAAACGTAAAACCGAAAGGAAAATATAATGGCAAAAATAATGACCCCCTACTTTAGAGTATCTTATCCGAATGTATTCGAATCGAGACTCAATGATTTAAATGGCAAGCATGAATATTCTTTGGTTGCTCTATTCGAGTTAGGTGCAGATATCACAGCTCTTCGAGAGGCTGCAAAGGAAGCGGCAAAAGATAAATGGGCTGTGCTTCCTAAAAAATTAAGATCTCCTTTTCATGACCAATATGAAAGAGTGAAAGAAGAACAAGATGAAAACGGAAACACGGTAGAAATGATGCCTCCTGGTTATGTAAAAGGTGCAATTTTCCTTAATCTTAAATCGCGAAACAGACCGGGGCTTGTAGATCAAGACAGAGTTGAAATTATTG